ATCCAGGGAGGTTGTCCATCGCTTTCTGCAGCAACAGCCCGGACATTCCGCCGCCGATTCCGGTAGGAATGCCAGCCAAAGCGCCCGCACCCGCACCCGACAATCGATTGCCTTCGCCTGCTCCTAAAGCACCGCCCGCGGCACCCGACAAACCTCCCAATGCACCACTGGCCAGCAGTGCGACTAGCGCGGGTCCGCCAATATCTGACTGTTTATTCATCACGCTCCTCCGTAATTCTCGGTTCCAAACCCTGACACGTTATCGTACCCTGACCGATTAAACGCAGTATCCACTGCGCTTGCACGCTGCATCTCCGGTACGGGATCTTTCCGTACCGATTTAATATACGGCAACTTGCCACTTCCGTGGGAGCCCATTTGCGAGTCGGCGCCCATTGTCTGACTTACCTTGAAGCGCCGAAACGCGTCAAGACGTCCCGACTGGTATGCGTTAGTGACCGTACCGCGCAACACTTCGGTATCCTGAGCCTAGTTGCTTGTAGCACGATTCCATGTTGTTCTGCGTCTTTACGCCGCGCGACAACTCGTCCCACTCTGACTTCAGAAGATTCGACAACTGCGAGAACGCAGACGCTTTGTCGGAGACGCCGATTGGCGCAATGTCTCCGTCTTGATATGTTGCTTGGTTGCGAATCTGCAAGAACGATTCAGACGTCATTAGGAACTTCGCAGTACCGAGCAGCAACAGATACTTATGCGGAAACGTCGTTGGATAGACGTTGGTCTGCGGAGTAATGGCGTTATAGTTCGATACTGCCATCTCCACCGCGAAATCAACTTCCTTCTGTGAAAACTGCACCTGATCCAGCAGAATGTTGTTCTCCGCCTTGTCGCGCAGAAACATACGGATTTGATCCGTAGTGACAACGACCGGCGTAGTAGGCGTACCCGTTACGGGCATTAGCGAATGACTCCACGCTCCAGTCGAGCCGTCACCTGCACAAGCTGAGCACCACCCGATGCGGTGGTCACAATTCTCAGTGCCTGGCGATTCAGGAGCATGAATTTCAGTTTGGTTTCATCAAGAAACAGTTGGGAAACCGCCGTAGCCTCGTAAATCGTAAACTCTTCGCCAGCGATCGGAAGGCCCGTCGTGTGGTTGAGGTTCACGATCGAGATCGTGACGTTCGCATTGCCGTTCAGAATAAACTGAATTTGCGGAACGAAGATCGGCTCGTTCGTGCCAAAGACGAACAGCCCACCGACGGTTCCGACCGGGTACTTGATGCAACCGTTTGACGCGTTAATGTCCGTAGACACCGGATCCGCAGCGGGCAGTGCTCCGTTGAAGAAGTTGCCCGCACTGACTTGGTGCACGACGCCTAGGGGGACGATGAACGCTTCGGGTTTGTACGTAGTAGCCATGTCCGCCTACACCGTAACTACGGCTGTATCTGGGCCAAACTGATTGGTTTTTAGAAACTGAATCACGTACTCGAACCCTGGAAAGACTAGAATCGGGTCTTTCCAGCGACCGTCTACGCGAGTCGAGGTGGTACCGAGCGGCGAATCGAACTTCTTCGAGTCATAGTCCGCCTTGTAGTACACGCGAATCTGCGCGTCCTCGATCGGACTTCCGCCAGGCGTCACGTACGAGAAGCTGTCTCGATAACCGAAGTTATGATCAAGAACGACGGTGTTGTTTAGTACTGGCGGAGTGTTTGCAGTAACGCCGCCCAGAGTGATTTCGAAGAAGGTCACAGGGATCAACGCGACAACGTCGCCCGACTTCAGTACCGCTCGAACTTCATGCTTGTACGAGCCAAGCGGCAGTTCCAGGGTATCGATCGGGCGATAGAAGATTGAGTAACGCCCTCGATCCCCGTCCGTGATTTTGATCTGCGTGGGATTGATTGAAGTCTTCGTCAAGACCGCATCGCCGTCCGCGTTTCGGACGGTCTGCGTAATCTTGGCAAGGCAAAGATTAATCGGGCTGCCGTCTGCGTTCGCAGCCGCGAAATTCTTTGTTTCGTCTGTACCCTGAATCAGGGTTATTTGAAATGTGGCTAACACCTACTTAATTGTAGGTTGTTGGCTTAGCTGTTGCGGGGCTTGCGGCGCTTCGGAGTAGATACTTCCGTCGGTTCTTCGAGATCGGGAAGAGGGCCGAGAGCGTCATCATCGACGGGGAGTAGTTCGGGAGTCGGCTCGACGGCGATGGGCTCTTCGGGAGTCGGCTCTACGGGTACTTCTTCCTGCGCTACAGGAACAACCTCAGCGGCAGGTTCGGCGGTTGGTGCCACTTCTCGGCGCCAAACGAGCTTGACTTTGAGCGTAGTGCTAAGCACTTCATACGTATCGGGAGTTACCTCATTGCTCGTCTCGATACTAAAATCGACGCATTTGTCTTGCTTAGCAATGTAGTTTTCAACGATCTTCTGAACGCATGCGAGAGCTTGCGCCGGAGTTACGGATTCTTCTGACTCTTGATTCGGAGAGGCCACGTCCGACGTATCGAAAGTCGGCGCCGCCTCGGGCACGGTACCATCACCATTCAGCTTCATCACGCTGATCCACGGCGGAGTCTGATCCAGAAACGTCTGGACGTGTTGATGCGTTACGACGGAGTCGTAGCACCGACGGCTATCGTGTTCCATGCCCTTCGGAGCGAGGGATACGGGGTGCCCGTTTACGTCGGTTACGCCCGACAGCTCGATGACGCTTTCGCGTTCATTGCGGATAAGAATTTCGATCTTTGAAGCCATAACTCGTACTGTACTCCCTTTCCCGTAACACGTCAAAACAAAACAGCCCCCACCGAAGTGGGGGCTGTGTCAAGCGACCGCTAGATTAGACCGGGAAGTCGATGCGGCCCATCGCCAGGTTGTTGCCGAAGCCGATGCCAGGAGCGGCATAGGTCCAGAACTCGATGATATCCGCCTCCTGCTTGATGAACAGGGTGGCGTCCTGGAGCAGAAAGAACACGCCCAGGTAGTTCTGCGGAGAGAAGATATAGGCGCTGCGGCGACCCACGCCGTCAACAATCTCCTTCTTCACCGTGGTGACGACGGGGATGCCCCACAGCTTCTCCTCGGACTCGATGCCCTCATCGTAGTGCCGCGAAGCGACGTCGTTGCCAACCGCGGTGGCGGGCAGATCAATCGCCTCGTAGTACAGCCCCTTGGTCATCACCATCTTCCCGATGGGCTGCTTGCGACCGATATGGAGCTGGAAGATCTTCTTGAAGGCGCTGCTGGAGAACGCAGCGGCAGCAAGAATCTGCGTCGGGTTCGCGGCAAGAATCCCGTTCACCGTGGTGGTGAACTTGAGATCTTCCTGGTCGGCCATGTCCTTGACCGAGTTGTCCGACAGGATCTTGCGGATGTCGTTCTGATACGTCATCAGCTCGAACTTGTTCTTGCGGAACCGCTCGCTCTCGGTCTTGCCGAAGTACACCGCGAAGCGAGGACCCGTGAACCATCGCTGAGGTCCCGTACCGCTGAAAGGTACGAAGGTGGCGACCGAATCGGGCTCCTTCTCGATGATCTTCTTCGGCTGATCCGAGTTCTCGTCACGATCCAGCTCGTCATCCGCGAGCATGATCGGCTCGATCACTTCACGGGCAAAAGACTCCTGGCGGATCTTCTGCCGAATGAACGCCGAGCCCTCGGCCTCAGCTTCCTTGGTACGCCCCTCGTCCAGCTTTCGAACAAAGTTCGAGTTAATGAACTGGGCGCTGACCTGGCTGGTCTGCGTCTTGTATGCACCGTTTCGCATTAGTATTCCTTATTGTGTGTTCAGTTGATCCGCTTAGAACATGCGGTCGGTTCCGCCCGTATACAGAACCGTGATGGTCCCGTCAACAGACCGATCGTCAGTGAGCACCTCACCGATGATCTGATCCTTGTCCACAGCGAGATCAAACTGACCCGCTCGAAACGTCAGACGCGCACTCGGAACGTACGCAGCGCCCGCGACAAAGTTGTCGGGATCCAGGCGAAGCTCCATGTTCTCGCGAACGGCATTCACCTTCCCCACGTACGCGCCGGAGAAGTCATCGTTGCCCTCGACGACAACCCACACGGGCTTCCCGGCAGCAACGGACCGATCCGGCGTGGTGGCGAGGTTCATGGTGCCGTCCACAGCGGCGGTAATCACCATGCCCGAGGCAAGGGTTACGCCCGTGGCCGGAACATGGCAGCGATCGATACCGGCGCCGACGCCAGTGCCGTGCCACCCTCGCATAACGTTGAACTTCTTCGCGAGCTTTGCCATAACTTACGTACTCCTGATTTAATTTTAGGACAGGCACCAGTTGGCGAACTGCGCTTCCGCCGCTTCCGCCGCTTCTTTTGTCGTTCGGGGTTGCGGCACTTCTCGCGACGCCGACGGACCACCTAGAGTCGTGACATGCTCAGCGGCATTCTTCTCGATGATGTTGCCGATCAGAGCTACAACAGATTCATCACTGT